TCTCGTCGCGTGGTAGAGGCATGGCGGTCCCCGATTCGAAGGAAATGGGCGGTGTCTTCATTGCAACGCCTTTCTCGGATCGATAGAGAATGGTCGAAAGTTGGGCGCGATCTCGTGGAAGGCGTCGTCTATCCACGAGAGCTCAGGCAGGCAGCGCTTGCCAGTGAGCAGCCAGCGTAGCCAGAGCTTGTCTACTTGTGTGAGCGAAAGCTCTGCAAGCGGCGATCTAGCAAGCGCAGACACCGGAATCATCGGCAATAACGGCTGCTCTGGAAACTTGCCGATCTCGTGCAGCATCGCGATCAGCCGAAAGCTACGCATCAGCGATGGCCGCACCAGGTAGCCATGATCGCCGAGCTCATCTTGCCACCGCAGAAACACATTGTCGTAGAGCAGATCGCGCGGCACAAAGTCGGCTTTGAGAAACGTCTGCGAACCACAATCCAGGCATGGCGGCAGTGCGATCACCGCGCCCGAGGCGCGCCACCTGCGCTTCGCATCAATAGGAAGGCGTCGCGCCACCTCGCCGCGTGATGGTCGCTGATACTGCACGGTGCTGTGCGAGATGTGCGCAGTCAGCAGGTCGTCGTGGAAATCGCAGTCTGATGTGTGGCACGGCCAGGCGAAGGTCCCGTCTTTGTCGATAGATCGTAGCTCCATGACATATCCCTCAATATTGGATGGTAAAGTTGCCGCCGGTCTTGGCCGCCGATGATGCGCTGCCGACGGTGAAAAACACGAGAAAGCCGTTGCTTGTCAGATTCTGCGCGCCTGGCGTGTTTGCGCCGCCGGTCGGGGCCTGATCCGCCTGGTCGATGGTCACGCTGACCGGCACCGTTGTCCTGGACAGGCTTTCCATGTAATTGCCGTAGTTGGCGAGCGACGTGTATCCCTGGCCTTGCAAAAAGTATTTGCCGGTTTCCGTGCCGCCCGCTGACTGTTCGAACACATTTTCGATGGCGTTGAGAAACGCCGCCGAGATGCCGGGTGCGCCGCCGTTGGTGAATGGCCCGGTTTTGACATAGTTTGGCATTGGTTTTCCTTCTATACCGTGAAGTCGAGCTGAAATTGGATGCTTTCCAGGTTCGTCTTCGGATTATGTGTGTAGAGCCCATGCGCAATAAGCACACCAGTATTGGCGGCGCTGGTCGCGGTGCTACCGCCGAAAAACCCGATTTCCTGGATATTGTTGCCGACGGCATCGCCTGGCGCGAGATACATATTAATCAGGATCTCGCCGTGGCTTGCGCCATTGGTGTAGCTGGTCACGGCCTTGCGAAATGTCTCGTTGCCCAGCGTGTGGTCGGTGACTTGCGGTGCGGTCGAAGATGAGCCCAGCGCGACATAGGTGATCTTGGCATTGTTTGCGCCTTTCATCGCGTCGCGAAGCAGATCCAGGCCATCCTGGGTGATCGTGATCGCGGCCATGCGTCCAACTTCCTTTCTAGCAAGGGTACAGGGTACTCGACGGGAACAGCGTCGTACTGGGGATCGGGCAGGCGAAGACCGTCGCGGTATAGGTCGCTGTCGGCGACACGCTCCCGGTGAAATTGGCGAGCGTCGTCGTCTGCTGCGAAACGCCAACGTTGATCGCGTTCGCCATTGCAACGGTCGTGAGCAGCTTCGAAAAGAATGCAACCCAGAAGGTATCATACGGCCCGGCTATCGCGACGACGCGATACCAGAGATTGATGCCATCGACCTGATCGCCCGCCTGTACGCTCTCAATGAGCATCTGTGTGTTGTTGAGATTGAATGGCGCGTAGTTGGCAGTGGCGAGTTGGCCTGGTGCGTAGCCTGCGGTGCGCGTCACAAATTCGAAGCGCGTGCCTTGTTGTGCGTAGCGCGTCAGCAGATTCGACGCCTCACTCAGCGCGTTGGCGGCTGTGGACAGCGTATTATCGACGGCAACGTCCTCGACGATGCCGCTGGTGCCGTCAATCGATGCTTGATAGCTGATCTGTGCATTGTTGGCGGCAATGGCGACGCTCGGATATTGCCCGATGTAGACAACCTGGAGCGTGTCCGTTGAGATGAGCTTTGTCTGGCCGCTGTCCTGCACGACGACCGGATCGCCTTGCGCCCAGTACCACTGCTTGCCCGTCGTCCCCTTGATTCCGACCGTCTGCGACGTGCCGTTCACCGTGATCGTCGGCGCTGATGCGAGCGCATAGCCCATCGTGAAGCTCTGCGTATTGCCGTCGCCTTTGCGTACTTCGGTCTGCGTCACCGTCTGCGCGACGCCGCCAAGAATGGTCTGCTGATTGCGATAGGTCGGATTCGCGTTCGTCACCGAAGGCGGGTTGGCGGCTTGGTCGATGGTGACGCCGTCGATGATCGTGGAGTTGACGACCGTCGTGTAGGGCACAAACCAGAGCTGCTTGAATTGATCGATTTGCCAGTAGTACGGCACGCCTGCCGCTGATGCTTCCTGCACCAATGCATCGAGGGCCTGGCTGACCGTCGCATACACAAAATTCGCCTGTGGGATAAGGCCCACGTTGCCGCCCGGGTAGAGCGTCGTGCTCGGGTAGAGCGTCGGCTCTGGTGTGAGGCCGTCGTAAATCTGGCCGATGGTGACGCCTTCGGCGGCCAGGATGTTGTTCAGGATGTCCTGGACAATGAAGCCGCAGGTCTTGTTGACGTACGACGCCGAGATACGCCGCTTATCGGCAAGAAAATGCTGGTCGATGCAAGTGATGCTGTGCAGCAAGCTGCTTTGAAAGCCGGGCTTCTGCGCCTTCGGCGTCGTGATGTAGCCGGAAAAGACCAGGAAATTCGACGCATCATAGATTACGACCTGCGTCCACTGCGCAAACGTCGTTGCAGCGGCAGTGCGCACGACAAAGCTTGCCTGGCTCGGTCTGCCAATGGCAGAGTCGATTAGCAATGAGCCTGCGATGACCATGACCGCCTGGCCGCCCACGAGCGTCAGGTAGCCGGTGGTATCGTTGAGGATCAGCGTCGAGCCAAGCCCGCGCACCGCATACGTTGCCATAGATCAGCTCGCAAGCATGACGTGGTAGACCGTATTCTGCGGATCGGTGTCATCCTCGGTGGTTGCGATCTGGTCTTCGGTCAGATGGAATTTGATGATGCGACATCCTGGATTATGGATGGCATTGGCGAGGATCTGGTCTTTTGTCCAGCCCTCCTGTGAGCTACTGAGATCGCCGGTGGTATTGAGTGTGCCGCATACGTCGCAGTACACTTGCCATGAAAACACCATAGAAATCCTCCTAGACAATGAGTATCGCCGCGACTTTGTAGGTCGCGGCATTGGCATTATTAGCGGTTGCCTGCACGCGCCAGGTACGCGGCAAAATGTCGTTGGCGATGGCGTTGGCGGACGCCGTGAGCCCTGGATAAGCACGGTAGACATTGACGCTATTCGTCGTGACCGCCGCGCCTGCGAGGATCGTGTAGTACTGCCCGCTCACGGGGTCCTTGCCCTGGATCGTGAGCGTCACTGACCCCGTGCCGACATTGGTCATGTTGAGCACAATGACGGCCCCGCGTGCGTTGTAATTAGTCTGGTCTGCCGACGTTTGCGTGGTCGTTGCGCCGCTGGCATTGACCAGCGTGATGTTGTCGAGGTTGCCTCGCCGAAAATCGAGGTTATTGGCGGCATTGGCCTGCATATCAGCCATTGCCTGGACCCCGCTGCCTGCGTAATTATCAGGAATGGCGGCGAAGTCGCGGATGCGACTGACCAGCGATGAGCCGCTGTAGGTGCCTGGCACGACCACGAGGATATTGCCCGCCGCAAGGCTATCGCCGCTTGCCATCTGCGTGGCGATGCTACCGATCTGCGCAAGATTGGTGTTGAGCGGCGTGGTCAGGTTGCTGTTCGCGTCTGTGTTGCTGAGCGTCGAGCCTTGCATCGCGGCCCAGCCGACGTCGGGAATCCAGATGCAGGCAATCGGCAGGCCGCCGCCATCGGTGCTCATCTTCGTAAACCCCATAGACGTTCCTCGATTTCTTTCTTATATGTGCGCGCCGGTGTTATAGCGAATCGCATCAACGATGTAAGGCAATTGCGCCTGCGTGAGCGCGCGGCCATCCAGGTAAATTGGCGGAGGATGTACGATAATCGTCGGTGCGCCGCCTCCCCCGCCAAGCCGCGAGATCGGAATCACCTGCGCGCCTCGCGGAAGCATCCCAAGCTGCGGCCCGATGACGACCTCTGGCTCAACCTCGCCCAGCATCGACAGGCCGCCAGGCGCAAAGCTTGTTCCTGTTGCATGGTGAGGCAACGATGCGCCGCCGGAAAGCACGCCGCCAATGGAGTTGACCACGTTTCCGATTCCGCTTTGAATTTGATTAAATATAGAACTTATCGTCGCCCACGCATCCTGAAATGGTTTCGCGATCAGCGAGGACAGCCCAAGCCAGAGCGTTTGCAAGAGGCCCTGCACGGTGCGGATTCCGCCATCGACCAGATGACCCATGCCATCCCACACGCCGGCAAGCATCGACTGCAAATCAGACCACGCTTGCTTCCAATTGCCAGAGAGCAAATCGAGGCCGATCTTGATGATGCCAGAGACCAGCGACCAGGCGATCTTGACGACGCCGACGATCATATCCCAGACGCCTTGCAGTGTCGTTGAGACGCCCGGCCAGATCGCCGCCCAAAATTTCGAGAAGGCCTGGACCCCCGCCGTCGTCTGAGCCAGCCAGCTCTCGATGATGGGGGCGACCCGGTCCATGATCTCGTCGGCAAATTGCCCGATAGCCTTCGCCGCGTCGAGGACATAGGGCAGAATGAACTTCAGCCCAGCCGCGATTCCCTGCGCCAGCAGGCCAGCGAAGACGATGAGGGGTGGGATGATTTTCTCGATGATCGGGCCGAAGGTCTTGAAGGCGTGCTCGATCACGTCCATGACCACGCCGCGAATCTGGATGAAGGCCGGGATTACGCTGGTCAGCATGGCGCGCCCGAGCGCAGCAAAGCCCGGCTCAGCAGCACGCAGCGCGGGTACGACCGAGCTTTGGAACCATTGTCCGATTTGTTGTGCAGCAGCTCCCACGTCGCGCAGTTCGCGTGTAAACTCGCCGCCCATGAGGCTTGCGATGTGCTGGATGGATGGCGCGGCATCTTTCAAGGCATGCGAGAGATCATCGATAAACGCGCCGCTTTGCGACAATGCGTCGGCCAGGCCGTGCTGGATGACGATGGCAAGATCGCGAAAATTGGCGAGGAGATTGCCGCCTGACACTGCGTCACCGAGACCCTTGAAGGCGGGCGCAACGATCTGCCTGATGACATCGCCCAGATTCTGAATGGAGCCAACGAACAGCCCCAGTGGCTCATCGAAGAGCGGCTCTAGCGCGACCTGCGCGAAGCTCTTCAGCTCGCCCAGTGCGCCGCTGAGCGCCGTTGTACTTGGCAGCATCTTCGCGAACCAGCCAGCAAAGCGATCTGCGACCGGCAGGAGATGATCGTTGATCATGCCGACGAACTGCGAAAGAATCGGGATGAGCGCGCCGCCAACTTTCTCTTTGAACTCGTCGAAGCGATTCTTGAGAATGTCGAGCGCCCCCGCGAGCGTCTTGCCTGCGGCAGTCGCTGAGCCGCCAAACTCACGCTGCAATTCTTGCAAAATGACGCCTTGCGCCTTCGCCACGTCGCCATGTTCCATGTAGGTCTTGATCAGCTTTTTTTGCTGGTCATCGAAGGTGACACCGACCCGCGAGAGCGCGGTGATTCCTTGAATCGGATCGTTGAGGGCCTTGCCGAGCTGGATCGCGCTGCTTTTCACGTCTTGGCCGAGCGCCTGCGACATATCCAGCATCGTCTTCGTTGCCTGTGGAAACACCGATTTGCCGATGTTGGTGAAGGTGAGCAACATGTTCTCGCCGGTCTCGGTCACATCGTCGCCAAAGCGCGTCGTGTTGCCAAGCGATTCCGCAAGCTCGCTGACGGCCTGTGCGCTCATGTGCGCCGCGCCGCCCGTCGATTGGATGACCTGCGCCGTTTGCGAAAGCACGTCCTGGTGCGCCATCGCGACCTTGATCGTGTCGGCAAACTGATCCTTCAGGAAGCCCACCGCCTGGCTCGCCAGAT